GCTTGTGTTGCTTGGAAGAGTCTGTATAATAGAACACATCGAAACACACAACCTACTAGGAGAATATCATGACCGTTACCATCATCAACGCAGCTAAATACACCACCAAGGGCGAAGTGGCCTATGAACTGACCTACAGCGAAGGCACTAAGGTTCGTGCAGTGGAAAGCAAGGGCAACATCATCCGTAACGAGTGGTTGGACGGTGCAGAGTGGAAGATTAGCGGTAAGCCCTACATTGTGGACCATAATAAGAAGCGTCAAGCGGAACGTATTAAGCAAGATGTGATTGAGTGGCTTGCTAAGTAACACAGAATGGGCCGCTAATGCGGTCCTTTTTCTTTTGTGCGAGCGCTTTTGTGTGTCTGCACAGCGTACCAGAACAGTTAATTGGGGACAGAGTAGTATTAGGTCTAGATTATAGACTGTACTATTGGTCTAACAAAATTCGTTTGTGTTCGGTAATCGCACAACCTTTGGCATCAACGAGGGGTATTCCGTGACGGATAACATTTAATCAACATGTGAATAGATATTGAAATGTTCATTCGTTGCCGTGTGTACGCACATATGCAGCGCCTAGCGTGGCGAGATGGCACATGACAGCAGCAGCCAAGCCGATACAGAGGTCTAGGAGCAGCGAAAGGGGAATCAGGCTAGGGTGATGTGGGACGAGCAGAGACAGGGCCGTAGCTGGCCTGTATGTGGCTCAGAGAGGGGAGTGTGAGGGGATGGCTATGCCGCGCTGGGCAAGTGTGCGACGGAGAGGGGATGCAGAGAGTAGGCTATCGGCCTGCGAATGGGCACGTATGGCAGGGCATACAGTGGTTTGTGAAAAGCTTCATTGAGCAACGGGGTTTTTCACAGGCTCAGGAAGGGGTCTAGGAGGGCCATAGAGACTCCCATTTCTAAGGCAGCTGTCTACCCCTTTGATACTTTAAAATGGCCTCTACGACGGTCTTTCCATGCTGGCGGCCCCATTAAGCCATGCGACCGCCACCGCTTACTTTTCAAGCACTTACCCTCGACCCTAGATATATTTACTGCCGAGAAAATGCAAAAAGGCCACCCGAAGGCAGCCTTGAAAAATTATTTTTAAAAATTTTGTAATATAAGATTAAACTGGTATAATAGCTTTCCAGTTCATGAGTGCATCAAAAGCTCTATCAGAGATTGCGTCCTTGTACTCGACAGCAAGTTTCTTGATATATTCCTCACGATATTTACGGTAGGCGTCTAGTGCATCTTGTTCTGTTTTGAAACCGGGAACTCTGGTGCAATAACCGCACCAGTTAAATTCCAAACCATACAGACCGTCTTGTCCCAGAAATGTACAATTCTTGCGAAGAGGAATGAGTGCCAGATTTATTTCACTCGGAAGAAAGCAACAAGTGTATTCTGAGTAAATTTTAGAATCTTCACTCAAAAGATCCTTGTCAAGTTGATATCCAAGACCCCATCCCTTCTGCTGTACTGCCCAATCGCAGAATTTTTGCGGGTCTAAGAACATTTCAGAGATTTCAACACTTTCATAAGCTCTATAGTGTTCAGAGGATTTATTGCCAGTCTTGACTCGCTGGGTCATATTGTTATGCATCTTACCAAGGCGAGTTTGTACAAATTCCTCTCCCCTTTTGTAGCGCAAAACCCAATTACCATCCCTATCCTTAAAGTCTACGTTAAGAACACCTTTCAAGTTGCGCTCTTGATTAAGTTCTTTTTCGGAGATAGTAAGAGTTTTGTACAGGTTGTTTAATTTCTCTAACCTACCGTCTTCGATCTTTTTGAGGTAAGCTTGATATTTAGCAGCATCAGCTTCTAGTTTTGCCTTCCTATCTTCAATCTTCTTATCCTTCTCAGCTTTAAAAGCTGCTTCTTTTTCTGCCCTAATAGAAGCCATGCGTTGCTTCTCTGCTTCCCTTTCCTGCCTCAGTAGGATCTCTTCTTCACGCTTTTGTTTCTGAAGTTCTTGGTCTGCAACAATCCCTGTGACAAGTGCATCAAACTGTACAGATTGTACATTATCTGTATTAAGAAACTTAACTTTGATGTCACGAGTGTTTTTAAAGTCTACAATCTCAACAGGTCCACACTCAAACGTATTGTATTGTGTACCTACACTTTTGGACGCATCAACAGAGCCGTCTCGTACATAACCACCTGCGAAATACCTTTCAAGCACGCCTTTGCGGACAGTTCCTGTATCATCGAAGCGGACATCGATTTTCATGCTTCCGTTCTGAAGAGATGTGGGGTATGCATCGGAAACAGCTTCCATCCACCCAAAGTTCAGACTTTCTACGCGATGTCCTTTCTGGATATTGTGTTGGGTTACAGGCATCGCAGCTTCTCCAGCAGTTCCTCCACCAGTTCAATAGCTGCCAGCTTCGCTCCGTTCACATCAGCTTTCGTGCCCTTTTCGTATCCACACAGTGCCTTTGCAACCCATCCTTCAGAGCAACCCATTTCGATTGCGATATTCTTGTAGCTGTAGCCACGGTCGCGTAGTGCCTGCGCTTCCCCCACGGAAAATTTTTTAATATTTGCCATATAACCCTCATAAGTAATAGATATCTACAATAATACCACCTACTAGGATTTTTGTCAAATTCTTAAGAGTTCTTATGACCAGCGTGCCATCAGGTTGCAAACAGTCTTTGCATGCCATTTCTTTCCACGTGCAGTTTTGGTTCCATATTTGTTCAGTTCTTCTGCAATGGAGTTCACGGACATTCCAGCTTTGCGCATGCGCTCGATGCTTGGGCGCATGAATTCAGCAAAAGCGTCCGCCTCTTCCTGCACTGCGATTGTGCTCTTTGCCACAGCTTTGCCGATGTGTGCCCTCACCTTTGGATTATGCATACCCATAGGCTCCCCTCGTTCACGTTTAGCTGCAAAAGCTGCTTTCGTGCGTTCTGCCGTCTTTCTGCGCTCCTCTTGTGCAATCATTGATCGAAGTGATAATTCAAGGGCAGTGCATCGGATTCCTGTTTCAACTGTGATGAATTTTTTCTGCTCATCCAGCAGCAGGTGAATGTTCAACTCGCTCCTCATGATCCTGTCCATCTTTGCTGCCAGAACATAGCAGTTTTTGTGACGCTTTGCATCCTCAAAGGCTTTGCTGAGAACAGGGCGTCGATCAAGGTAGTATTTACCGCTTACATACTCTTCACGGATGTCAACCACTTCCAGATTGTGTGTAGTGCAGAAATTCTTCATTTCTTCAATCTGAGCCATGATGCCTAGGCCAGATCGTTTCTGCTCGTCCGTGGAGACGCGAGCGTAAAGGATTACTTTGTTCATGTTGTGTCCCTGTGTTTGGTTGATGAACAGATATTACACTCAACAAAAAGCGAAGTCAACGGTGTTTTACACAAAACAGACAAAACAAAAGCCCGCCAGAGATTCATCTAGCGAGCCTGCGAGCGTCAGTCTTCTCCCATCAAACCTTGCAAATATCCAACATTGTTTCCTTCGTTATACCCTACTTCATATCCCTTGTTGTAGATGTCGTCATAAGATTCCTCCAGTCGCTCTAGTGCCAACTTTTCAATCTCATCCTTCAACCTCTCAACAATGACGATATGATCTTCCACTAGCATAAACTTGCCCTCTACATCGGGCTCAAGATATTCACTTTCATATCGAACGTAGTAGCGATCAAATTCTTTCATCCATGCACTCCCACGTAAAACATAAACATAGAGTAGATCAGGCACAAAACACTAAGCCACAAAGGATTTTTCTTATCAAAGATCATCCAGATTGATCCTAAGAACAGTAGAACTGACAAAATTACGATACCCACATCACCCTCCCACAAACGCAATAGTAAACGGTGCCCAATGGCAAGCAACCCAGAACACAAGTCCTGCCAAGATTGCCGGTAGAATAGCTTCTGCACCAGTTCCACCGAACATTGCACTACCGAAGAAGATGGTGCCTGCAATAGCGACAAACCACAGTCCTAGAAACATAAGAAAAATAAATCCAATAATAGCCATCAATCCCTCCAAGAAGTACTACCGTCATATCGATTATAATTAGCCTCACTCTGTGCCCTGCTAAGCTGCTCTTGCAGATACGTCACAACAAGCTCGTAGTCTTCGTACGGTACATAATATCCATTCTCAAGCTGTTGTTGACCGTAAGACCCATCATTGAAACGTTGTACACTGAAGGGATCATTGAACAGCTTGTCGTTCCTTCGGCTTTCTTCGCGCCGTTTCTCTATCTCAGCCCATCTAACGTCGAACTCTGCTTGTAAGTGTTCTGGAACCGGAACATCTAGGCCAATCCTCCTGAACAGTAAAAGCTTATCTACTTCATCATATTTCTTCATCGTTCCTCCATAATCTTCTTAACTTCTTCCCAAGCAATCGGAGTGTAATTGATTTGCTCTACAGAAACACAAAGATAACGTTTGTCGATTTTTGTGTGCATTCCATACCAGCTTCCATCCAACACTGTCTTCGTAACACTCACATCATGCATATGCCCATGAATATTTCCCTTGAATCTGTAAAGCTGATTCTCGTGCACAGGGATGTGCGTAAGAATGTAGTCATCATGTTGTTTGCAGCCAAGGATGTCCTTGAAATACGGAGTGTATTCTTCCAGACGGAACACATCGTGATTGCCCTTGACAAGAATCTTTGTACCATTCAGACGTGCAAGAGTTGGCAGAGCACGACGATTGATAACAACATCGCCAAGGTGAATCACTTTATCTTTAGGACGCACAACTTTGTTCCAGTTTGCTACAAGGGCTTCGTCCATTTCTTCGATGTTGTCCCAAGGACGTAGTTTTTCACCTGACTTCGTAAGAAACTGCGTAACACCAAAATGCCCTATGTGGGTATCGCTGATGACGAATGTGTTGCTCATAAAAATCTCCTTAACAATAGTAATAAATCAACGTCTGCCCAATCATCAACCCGAGCAAGAATCCTGCTACGTAGATGTTCACACATCCCCCATATCAGGAATAATCCCAAGATCGACAAGAATCATAGCAACCAGCAGCATTGCTCCGTAATACACATCAATGACGAATTCTTTAAGCATGTTCATTTCGCATCACTCCTATTTTGTGCTCCGACGCATTGTAGTAAGTAGCTGTATTCAATTCGTTCAATTCTGCCGCCACGTTGGTTGCAGTCCTTGACGTATGCCATGTCAATCTTCTCGTCCATCCTATTACTACATGCACACAGTGCGACAACTACAATGACATAAATAAGTGTGTTCATTTCGTAAGCTCCTTAAACCTGCGCATAAAGTAAATGTAACTCATGTGACTATCCCATGCAATGATTTTGTTAGGATAAGCTTCATAACCTTCGTAACAAACTTCCGTTACACACGGCTGCATGTCTCTACGTTCTGCAAGAAAGACACGAATATCAGCTTCTTTGATGCTTGGATGGAAGGGAAACTTCATGCCAAAGCGCTTGCACATATCAGCTTCTGCACGCTTCTCTAGCTCTACATAGCCGGGAAGCATACGTTTAAGAGGGCTAGGCACATCGCACAGGAAAGCCTCTGTCCCGTCGTGCAGGAGTCCTTCTAGTGCATGTTCTGGAGGAACAAGCTTGCTCACAAGGACGCTGTGTTGGGCGACTGTATAGACCCTCTGGGTCTGCCCTGAGAAGCGTGCTGTGTGGCTCAGACCACGAGCGATGTCTTCGATGCTGTAACGGCTGCGCTCAGGGGCTTCGTAGTCGAAGAAGCCTCCGTTGAGAAGGCTGATGGATGTGGAGTTCATTTCAGTCAGTTTCCTCGACAGTGTAATCACTTAACGCAGTAAATGCGTTTTGACAGAGTTCTGATTTAAGAGTCTTAGCTAAGTCTTTTAAGTACGCTTCTCTGGCAATCTTATATGCACAAAATGCATCTTCCTCGCTTTTGTAGTAGCCGATGAAAGTTTCTTTCCCGTACACTTTATGGCTAGACTTAAATCTTTTGTAAAATTTACAATAAGTAACTCCGAGCTTATATAACCTGTTATTCTTGTTGCCTGTAGTCAGCGCGCTATTTACGCAATGCGGTATAAATACACAAGTGTCTTCTGAGTATGTTTTGTTGCCTTTAACTAGCAGGTCTTTGTCCAACTGCCATGACCTTCCATTTGAATCTGTTTTATGGTAGCCCGGTTGAGCATTACACCAATTTGCAAAACATTGAAAATCTTTAAAATTTTCAGAGACAGAGCATCCTGCGTAAGTAGGCCTTCTCATTTGTTGAAGACCACCCTCCTTACACCTGTGCATCATGGACACCCATACGCTGTAAGCTCTAGTGCGATTCTTAACACCTTCAGCATCTCTCTTCTCTCTGACCCACAAATCGTTCTCTTTAAAATCTTTAACTATCATGTAACCTCCTTATCTTGACAACTGTATTCTAGGGGATAAATCTCGGAAGCACAAGAGATTTCTGATAAAAAGAAAAGCCCCGCACTAGGCGAGGCGTCTCTTATTCTACAAAATCAGTAATCACGTCCTGCTTGGGAGCGCTTTCAACAACTTTAACACGCTTAGTACGAGGCTTCTTAACGGGCTTCATCTTTTCTGCAACAGCCTTCTTGATAGCTTCATCGCGCTTAGCGAAGCGGTCCATAGCCTCCTCTGCTGTAAGGTAGAATTCTTTACCATCCAGAACACGAGCAATTTCGTTCGGGCTAAGGAAGCCAGCATACACTTCGCCTACGAGACGGTGGATTGCTTTGGTGCTGTGCGATACGTTAGCATCCATGTTACCAGAATGCCCATAAAAACCATAAGAGGCTGTATGAATCATAATTGTTGTGTAAGGATTAACATACACTTCATGAGCAAGCATCATAAGAATGGTGCCAGCAGACGCTGTGTCGGATTCGACATGCATTGCAACATATGCATCAGTGTTACGCATCGCTTCGATAAGGGGTATGATTGCGTGCAGGGCACCCCCGTTTGTGGACATTTTGATGTGTGCAATGTCGCCTTCTTGTGCATTGTTGAGGTAGTCAACAAGCTGGGCAAACTGACGAACATCGGTAAAGTCGTCATCGATAGTGCATTGGTAGCACTGATTGAGTGGTACAGCCTTCACCTCAAACGGCTCAACTTCTCGTTTGAAGAGTTTCATAAGATCGCTCATGCTTCCTCCTTAGTTATGGTAATACATCTTGACGAAGGCTCGGCACAGGCCGGAGCGAACAACATCGTCAGGTGTGAAAGTTACGATGCCAATGTTTTGTGCCATGCATTGCAAGTCTTCATCGCTCAGGTAGTCAGGCATATTTCCTGTAACATCGTCAATCATAGCAATCGTCTCCATCAGGCCGCTCTTACCTTTCAGGTCGTTCTGCTTCTGGTCGCCCGTCAGAACAAGCTGGCATCCATCTCCAATACGAGTAAGAATGGCTTCCAACTCTTCCTTCGTAAGATTCTGACTCTCCTCCACAATAACAAGAGCATTTTCAATACTCATACCACGAATGTGCTCTACGCTCAGCATTTCCACTTTTTTACTCGTCAGGCAGTAGCCGAGGAAACCTTTCCCCATAAACTTACTCAGATGCTCAAGAGTTTGTTTGAAGAACGGAAGCAGCTTTTCTTCCAGTGTACCGGGCAGGGCTCCATTGCTCTTACCTGTAGAAACATTGGCACGAACGAGAAAAATCTTATCAATCTTTTTGTTTCGTAATTGTTCAGAGCCGTGGTATGCAGCAAGGAAAGACTTGCCTGTGCCAGCAGAGCCGATAGCAAACACCACTTGTCGTCCTTCTTGCAGATATTGCAATAGTGTTTTCTGCCGAGGATTAGCAGGTTTGATAGTAAGTTGTTTTTGTTGCACAGGGACAACAACTTCACCGGCAACCACTTCTACAACAGGCTTTTCGCCAGTTTTCTGCTTGCGGGTAAGGCGCTTAGCATTGTTGGACATTAGTTATCCTCATAAACGTTAATAGGAATGCCCAACATATTTGTCAGACATTCCAATTTACCATGCCTAATACTTTCTGTCAATCATGTGGTTCAAGCCATGTTACATCGCTGGAGTAAACCCTTTCCTGAATTTCTGCACAGGTAATGTACAAAGTTGCCACAAACTCGTCGTGTCGTACATCAACTAAAACAATGTCCTTGATATGGTAGAAATGATAGTCGTATTTAACGACAGTACCTTTACGAAGCTTCCAAACATCCACTTCAGCGTTACTGAACTTCACCTTCATCGTCATCTCCTTTGTTATCCTTTTTAGCAGCCCTTGCAGCACGAGCTTTAGCCATGTTCTCTTGACGCTTCTCTTTAGTCATCACGTCACGACCTTCTAGAGAGGCATCAAAGTGACTTTTCGCCAGTGCAATACTGTCAGCACTTTTAATCATGTGCACTTCGTACAGAACGAAGTTGTAGAAAGGAGGACGATTTGGTTCAATCACCCAACCATAGGAAGCGTGCTTTGCAATCTCTTCTGCAATTTCGTGGAAGTTTGGAGTGACAAAAGTTTTGTACTCGGTGGTGCGGTCTGCGGAGGTGGTTTCGATAATTTCGCTCATTTAGTTTCCTTCTGTTGTTTGTTAATCTTACGTTGTGGTGTGATGTCATCTACATAAATTTCAGCAAATCTCAAATCTTCAAAGTCTGCAATGTTTTGTTCGTGGCGTGTAGCTTCCTCCACAATGTCATCTAGCAGAGTCATTCTGTTTCCTTTTGCACAACAGCCATAGCTGGGCCTTTTACATCCCACCAATGATCTGTGCAGCCAAGAATCTGCTCGCGAACGCACCAAATCGCACGGTTGTAACTGTCTGCGTAGTCTACATTTGTGCTAGCGGGCTTACCGTTGTCACGAAAGTAAACCTTAACATTATTCAACATCATAATCCTCTTGCTTAAATTGTTGCATCTTTGCAACATACATATTTGGTTTTGTCTTCGGTGCAAAACGCCCGCACAGGGGCACACCATCTTCATCTACAACGAGGAAGCTTTCACGTTTGCGTTGCAGGGTGCTTGTGTCAACAATCTTACCAATACGGGTGGTGACGATCATAATCTTCTCCTTGAAATCCTTGCAAAACAGCAAGTGAAGTGGATAGTACAGCCTCTTGCAGAGTCTGTCAAGTACCTAAAATTGACAAGAATGAAGTCAAATGCTATGATTCTTATCAGTTAAGAATATAAGGGGGATGCCATGGGTGACGTGGTAGAGACAAAGCAACAAGCTATTTTTAAGAAGGATCATGAACTTAAGAAGCTTGTCAGCAGTTTGAAGAAGATTAGTAAGAAAGCTATCGAAACTCTAGAGAAGGGTTTGGACAGCCAAGATGAGCGTGTGCGAATGATTGCAGCGGAGAAGTTGTTGAAGTTCTACGTAGATACGGCTAACGAGGTTAATGCAGATGAACTGAAGCGGTTGCTATTAGAGGTAAAGGCAAGTGGACTGATTGGGGCAGGCTCTACGGCAAGCCAAGATGACGACTCTCCAGCGTTGGATTTTGACAACATTTCTGAAGAATTTAGGGATGTGCCCGTAATTGATATGGGTAATGTAAATAAGATTTGACAAGACTACGTTTTTGTGTCATAATACGTTTGTTGAGGTTGCGATAGGCACTTCTCCAAGACTAAGATTGCGGCAACGATCTTATGAAGTAGCTTGTTTGTTGAGGAAATCACGCAACGGCCCACGACTTAACCGGGTGCAGGTTGTCAGTGAAAAACAGGTGAGTCGCTACCTTAAGTGCGAACTTGAAATAGCCTCCCCTAGAAGACATACTGTGCTTTTAGACTTGTTGGCTGCATAAGTCCCGACAACGGGCCTCTGCACTAGTATCGTATGTGCAGCGACAGAAAGAGTATGCCTTTAACTCTTACAGAATTGGCAATCGCTTCTTACGAGGCGGTTTTAGAGACGATTCCTTCTCAGGACCATAGCCCCTCCTCTAAGGTTTTGAGGTAGTAGAGTCGTCTCTAAAACACAGTTTGCCGACTTAGCTCAGAGGAAGAGCAACCGCCCTGTAAGCGGTAGGCCGAGATATCGTAATTCTCAGTCGGCACCACACACGGCCTTCCTCCGTAGAACAGCGAAAGCTCGGCTGGAAGGTTATTTATAGAAATGGGAAGACGTTCTCTCAAGTCTTCGGAGTGTTGTCCGCTGTCGCCATCTAATAACGGGTGGATGTTCAAGACAATCACGGAGCATGAATTCATCCGAGTGTAGCTCAGCCAGTGTAGAGCGCTTGCTTTGGGAGCAAGAGGTCCAAGGTTCGACTCCTTGTACTCGGACCAAACAATAGCGGGGTAGTGTAACGGCAGCACGTCAGTCTCATAAGCTGACAGTCCAGTTCGATTCTGGCGACCGCAACCAAATACCTTGCCTTAGGTACTGTTAGCCTTACGGCTGACGAGGCTTTTACGAGAAGCTAATGAGCACGGTGGAATTCCGTGCCACATGAACATAAGGAGAAAATATGTCTGATAACAATACAAAAACATTCTATCATGATTGTGGCAAGGGCGATAGGCCACGTGGCACAGGTTGGAAGAATTATTACGATAATTTTGATAACATTTTTGGTAAGAAAACTGAAGAAGTTAAAGAAGATCCCCCTGAGCCAGAGGTGAAAGATGAGTAATCTAAAAGGTATCAAGATGGTACTGCCTGCTGGAACTAAGAATAGACTTGCATGTGGCTCAGGTACAAAGTTTTATCTGATTGATGAGGCAGGTACATCAACTCCGATTGAACTAAGTGTTTCCTCCTTCTCTGTTCCAGAGACAGGTGCAGATACCGTTCTTAGTGTAACTCTAACTCTGCCGCTGCTTGAGGTTGGTTATGACATTGCAGTTACCGCAGAAGAGATTCGTAACAAGCTCGCAGCACTTCGTAAATAATCCGGTTGCAGCAGTATTGTCGGAAGGTCAGAAGCCCGACGTGGGGTGACGCTAATACACGTAACAAATTTGCTCAATAGGACATTGCTCCGTCTGGGCATACTCCGCGAAAGCGGATTAGTGGAGAGGGCAACAGTAGGGTTGCTAAAGTACGAGAGCATGGTTGCGTGGCGTCTCGTCACCGAATTCTAAAGGGAGGCTGCACAGCAGGAATGCTGTGTGGCTTTTTGTTGTTTCAGTTTTGTGGCGAACGGACTAGCTATCCTCTCTAGCTCTACACAGCTAGATAGTCACTTTTATTAACTCGTGTAGGAGTGTTAGATGACAAGTATTATTTTGGGCAGTGTGTTTGGTAATCTCACTGTGGTTGAGAAAACCGATGAGAGAAAGTCCAACGAAATTGTTTGGAAGTGTGTCTGCAAATGTGGTAACGGTAAGATGGTTAAAACTTCCCATCTTAAGAATGGCAGTGTTAAATCTTGTGGATGTCTTTTGCACGTTAGAGGTAGGGGCCGTCTGACTACAGAACAATTTATTGCCAAGGCAAACGAAATCCACGGGGCAGGTAAGTATATCTACGATGGAGTGTCGTACACTGGAAGTCAAGATATGGTGACAATTGGGTGCCAAGAGCACGGCGATTTTGAGCAAATTGCAGCAATTCACCTAGCTGGCTCCGGTTGCCAAAAGTGCGCTGGTGTGCGTATGGGTGCGAAACATACAATCTCTAAACCGGAGTTTCTTGAAAAAGCCAGAGAACGTCATGGGGATAAATATGATTATCGTTTGATGAGCTATTCAAAATGTACCGAATATCTTACGATTCGTTGTACTATCCACGACCATATTTTTGAACAAAAAGGTAGTTACCACCTGTTAGGTAATGAAGGTTGCAGTAAGTGCCGAGGTAAAATTTATAACAAGGAGGACTTTATTAAAAAGTCCAACGAGATTCATGGCGAAGGTTCTTACGACTATTCTAAAGTTGAATATGCTGGAAGTAAGAAAAAGGTCACACTTATCTGTGCAGAAGGCCATGAGTTTCAACAAACACCTCATAATCATACAGCGGGAAAGCATGGTTGTCCTACTTGTGGGGCTTGTGGTTTCGACCCAGCCAAAGAGTCTTTCTTCTACATCCTTAGTTCCGGCAACCTTACTAAGATTGGTATCACGAATAGGTCTGCTAAAACTCGCATTTCTACTATTAATAAATCTTCTGGGCTAGATTTTAAGATTGTTGCCGAGTATCCACTGGAGGGCAAGTTTTGCAACAAACTTGAGACAGAATTATTGAGGCTGTTCAAGAAAACTTACAAAAACCCAAACGAAAGGTTTGACGGCTTCTCAGAAACATTTGTAGACCTAGACGCTGAAGAAGTTGTCGATATGGTTGAATGTCTCATATAAGGAGCAAAATTGGCAAAAGAAAAAATTAAGATTGGTCCCGATTCGGAGGTGCAACGCACCTTCTTGAATTGCCAATCAAACCTAATCATCTACGGCGGAGGTGCAGGCTGCGGCAAGTCCCACCAAGCGCTTTTGAAGGTGCTTATGTATAAAGACGATCCGAACTTCAGGGGAGTCTTTATCCGCGAGACTAATACTCAGCTTACACAGAGTGGCGGACTTTGGCAAGAAGCGCAGGCACTTTGGCGGCAGTTCGGGGCCACGTTCAAGCAGGCGCCGGGGCTTTGTGCCACGTTCCCTAGTGGCGCGATGGTGCAGTTCAAAGTTATGGGCGCGGACAGAGATATCTCCAACTATGACGGCGGACAGTACTCTCTCGTAATTTTTGACGAGGCGCAGAACCATACTGAAACACAAATTCGTTATCTAGAATCTCGTATCCGATCTCGCGCCAAAGGACCGCATCAACTTGTTCTTACATGCAATCCAAAGTCCAACCATGAATATCTTCTTAAGTTGGTGTGGCCTTATCTCGATCCAGACACAGGGTGTCCAAGAGACGAGATGTTTGCCAAAGAGAGGTACTACGGGGCATACAACGGGCAAATTGTTGTTGGCGCTACAAAAGAAGAGCTTGAGCAACAATATCCAGGCATTACAGCACTCACCTACACCTTTGTCGCGGCCAACATTTATTCAAATCCGCGAATGCGTATTTTGAATCCTGCTTATATCTCCCGTCTTGAGAATCTAAAGAGGGTTGAGCGTGAAAGGCTCCTCTTGGGTTCGTGGACAGCCAAAGAAAGTTCAGCAGGTTATTTTAAGAGGGAGTGGGTCGAAATGATCGACAAAGCCCCTAGAAATACCGTTGCTCGCGCACGTGGAATGGACCTAGCAAGCACTCTGGCTTCAGAAAGCAATCCAAATCCTGACTGGACGGCCACCGTTCGTGCCTCAAAAACAAAAGACGGCTACTATGTTATTGAACATGTTGAGAGGTATAGAAAGCTCACAAACGGCGTTCTAGAAGAAATTGTCAAGTGCGACAAGAAAGATAAGGACGAAGGGTTTAACATTCCTGTATACATTCCAAAAGATCCAGGGGCTTCAGGTGCCGCCGCTGCGCAGTTTTTTACCCGTTACCTAGTTGAAAACGGAGTTGATGCTAGGCAAGAACAAATGTCTGGGCATTCTGGTAAGTTAGCAAGGATGCAAGCATTCCTGTCCTTAGCAGAAGCTGGGTTGGTAAAAGTTGTAAAAGCGGATTGGAATGATTTTTTCTTCAACGAATTGGAAGATTATGTGGATGGTAACAGAAATCAAAAGGACGATTGCTGGGATGCTTGCGGTTCTTGCATCCGTGCACTGCTGAAAAATCAAACAATGCCAGCCTTCTCCCTTCCAATCAACACCCAACCATCACCAATCCCCTCCCTATAATAACACAAAAATCCGAATAGTACCACAAATGTTGACAAGACTGTTACCCAATGTTATTATTCGTTTTAGTAAATAAAAAGGAGCACAAATGGCAGCTAAAAAGCCAAAAGACAATTCGGCTGCTGCTTTGGCGGCTGACGACGGCATGCCCGTTCCAAGAATTTCACTCGGCGAAAGCGGTTTTGTAGGTTTGCGCACAATCTGGGGTCGAGTAATCGATGATCCACAACGCGCCTTCCACCATCCAAATTTCATTCGCACCGTCAGAGAGATGATGAACGACGCAGTGATTGCGTCAGCATTTAATACATACAGGATGCTTCTCTCCCGTGTGAAATGGACAGTTCAGCCCCCAATTGACGCCACAGAACAAGATAAGGAGCGTGCTAAGTTCATTCAGTCCTGCATGGACGACATGGAGCATAGCTGGCCTGCATTTCTTTCGGATGTTATCACTTACCTTTCGTATGGCTTTGCTGTAGAAGAGAAAGTGTATCGCCGCCGCCTGTACAAGAATGGTTCCAAGTTTAATGATGGCCTTGTAGGCCTGCGTAAGCTTTCTCCTCGTGGACAAGATACTATCGTCCGCTGGACGTTCTCTGAAGACGGACGTGAACTGCTCGGTTGTGAACAATCCATCTACAACCTAGAGCATGGCGCAATGTTTATGGACCAAGCCAATGAACACGGACTGATTCCTATTAAGCGTGAAAAGTTTCTCCTGTTTGCAGCCGACCCTACCAAGGGCGACCCAACAGGCAACTCCATTCTGAAGGGCGCATACAAGGCGTGGAAGCAGCTTGACATGCTGCGCGATCAAGAATTGCTCGGCATCGCCAAAGAAGCTAATGGACTTCCGCTGATTAAGCTTCCTCCAGAGTTTATGGCAGCAGATGCGCCAGATGATATGAAGCTTGTCTATCAGGCTTGCCAAAAGCTGCTGGACACAATTCAAGCTGGAACGAATAAGGGTATCATCTTCCCACGTCGCCTTGATGAAAAAGGCAACGATATGTTTGATCTGAGCCTTCTGGAGAAGAAGGGCATCAACGGTGCAAACATCGACCAAGTGATTAAGCGCTATCACGATGAGATTTACGCTGCATTGGGTGTGGATATCCTGAAAGATGTAACTGAGCTTGGCTCGTTCTCTTTGGCAGATTCTAACACCAATCTCGTTTCTTTGGCAATGAGCCATCGCCTCAACGAGATTGCAGACGTGCTTAATAGTGACCTCATCCCGCAACTTTTTGCGCTGAATGGCTGGAGCCAAGAACGGCTCCCTAAGTTTGTTCCGGGTGACATCTCTGAAATGTCTGCTGACGAATTGGGTAAGATTATTCAGCGTTCGGGTTCGATTGGTCTTATTGTTAAAGATATTAAGACAGTTAATCGCCTTCGTAAAGCAATTGGTATTGATGAGTTCCCTGAAGATACTGATATTGAAAGTCTTGAGTTTACGATGGAGTCTAGCAATGCTGGTGAAGGCATGCAGACGGCGGGGGAGGGAACTGCAAAACAGCCCGGACCTAAAGATTCCAGCACTCAAAATTCAGAAAATGCCGCGTAATAAGGAAACTAATGAATAGCCACAAGCTTGTTAGGCTTCTAGGAAGCCTCAAAAATAAGCCGCACTTGATTTCCAAGACGGCTTTCCAAGAAGTAGAAACTTACCTCAATGCCCGCAATGCAGGGCTTCTCAACCTTCCGCAAGAACCCCAACCGCAAGACGAAGAAGATAGCCTTGAAACTGTTGGCGATATTGGCGTCATCACAATTCGTGGGCCGCTTACATATCGCTCTACGGGTTGGGAAGGTCTGTGTGGAGGCTTCTCTTACGAGATGCTGATTGACCAAACAGAAGA